TCAGCGTCTCACGGGCAATCTTGAAAGTGCTCGGGAGGTTGGCATTGTTCGGGTCAGCAGGACCGGTGTACTCACGCAGAGACACCAGCACTTTGTCCTTGACAATCGACCGGCTGTTAGCAGTACCGATGGTTTGATCCTGGGTACGCTCACGGTTGGTCTTCGTACCAGGGTTACCCCAGAAACGATAACGGTCGAGCTGAACGGTTTGACCCGGCTGTTTGGTGAAGTCGTGGACAACTACAGGCTCGCAAGCCATCTCCACGATATAAGCTGGATGGGGACGGTACAGCTCCGCACCCAACAGCTTGGGAAAGTCGTTATCAATAAACATGTTGGTTCTTCAGCGTAAGGTGTAGCTGAAACCAGGACCCTAAAGATCCATGGATCATCGGATTAAATCCGATTTTGCCTCTGGAACTTGGGTCCCATTAATAAAATTATAGCAACACTTACTTATTGCTATTAATAATTAAATGAAAAATCAAACAGCTTGGGCAGCTTGAGCAGCTTGTGGGGCGCTAACTTTTTCTGCAAAGGCACGCAAGAAACGTCCGACGCCAACACCGGCCAATGCTGTTGCTGCTGGTGCTAAGGCATACCCAGCAACTTGATACATGCCAGGCTTAGCAGAAACAGGAACACCTGCTTGGTTCAACAGGTTTGTGCCACGGCGTGTTGCTTCTATCTCTGAGAAGATACGCCCACTGTTGTTTAGATAGTTCATGGCAAGAGCAAGACCAGTTGCCCGCCGAGTTGATGGAGCCATGGCGCTGACCCCAATGGTTGCCAGTCCTACAACGTTTGGATTTAATCCGGTGTATAGATTACGTTGAATGTAGTCAGGAGCACCACCACCCATGCTGATGCTTTGGTGGCCAAGCTCATGGCCAAGGGTAAACTTACTCGCAAATGGGTAGTTTAAAGAAATAGCGTTTTTTGTTGCAGAAGAATAGCTGGCTCCTGCAGGATTAGTGTTAACCGTAACGTTTGGCTTGACTCCTGTTTGTTCTGCAAATTTATTAAGAATTTTTCTTGAATCTTCAAAAGTTGAATATAAATTTTTTCCTAGTGAATTTGGAGTAGCTTTAACTGCTGCTCCTGTCTCACGTAGTCCTTCCGTCCGGTATTGTTGAACAGCTTGTTTTTGTAGATTTTTAGCGCCAGCAAAACCAGCTATAGCAACTGTTCCGCCAAGTGCAGCTTTTAAAGCAGCGTCCATTATTCAGGAGACTCCATAACTTCTGGTGTATTGATATATCCAGCGCGATTCCAAGGGTTATATTCTGTTGCAGGCATTGGGCCAATCCGTTCAAACGGGTTGTAGCTCAGCGGTTGCAAGGTTCGTGTATCTGGTCCTAGTTCAGGAAAAATTTGCATTGCAAAAGAACGTAGATTTTCTTTTGCTTTTTGTTTTTTATCGGCCATTAATCAAGCCTCGTTTTCAATGAATTGAGGACCCATTGCAGCACGTAATAAACGCTGTCGCATTTGAGCCTCTTTTACATTGCCTGTTTGCATGTAAGCCATCTCTCCAAGGGGAGAACCAGGAACAGCAAGGTTGATATAGCTTGTTTGTAAATCAGAGGGCATTTTGTTACCTGCAACAACACCTGTTTGCGGAGTAACACGCCCACGTGGGTTGGATTGGTGATAGCCAATCAGTGCATTAATACCTGAATTAGCACCCATACCCCCAACGAATGCGCCAGTCATAGCAGCACCTGCAGCGGCCAAACCGAGATCACGTTTTTTTAACCCACCTTGAGTGCCTGCTGTTGCACCTACTTGTTGAACTTGAGAGCCAAGATTTTCTAAAAAATTACCTACTTTCTGACCAATACCACTTTGTGCTGCACCTGCAAGTTGTTGACCAGCTTGGGCAACTTTAGAACCCTGTTGTTCTATGCCGCGTGCAATGCCACCACCAAGGTATGCAGCAGCAGTACGTGCAGATTGGGGAAGCATTGCCATATTAGTTATAAATAAAAAGGGGCAGTTCTCACTACCCCTTATTCTAAACTTACTTGTTTTAAAAGATCATTCCATGACCAGAAGCTTCTGGCGGAACACACTAGGATTGCGTTGTGCTTGCGACAGATAGCGCCAGGCGTTAGAAGGATCCCGTTCAGCTACGCTGCCAAAGTTATCCCAGAAGCCACGGGCATCCATATCAAACTGAGGATTAGGAGGAACAGGCATCGAAGCACGTTCAGGTTGAGCAGCATAGGGCTCTTCATAGTACGTGTTGGTATCGTAAGCTTGCTCATAACCTTGCTCATAACCTGCGTTTCCTTCTTCCACTGGGTACGGACCCTCAGGACCAAAGAACTGACAAGTGTAATCAGCCAGGATGTCAGGATCAGTCAGGATAGCTTCGTATGCCTGATGTTCTTGTGCCAGTTCTTCTAAGAGTTGAACAGCTTCTGACAGTTGCTGATAACGAGCAATCAGAGCATCTTCAACTGTGCACGCATAGTCATTAAGAACAGCAGGTGCATCAGCTCCGAAATGATCAATAACCTCAAGACTTTGAGGACTTACGCCGTTTGCTAGGAGCTGCTGTGTTGTTATTTCCTGCGATGTTTGGGAATAACTGGGCGAGTAACCCTGGCTGGACGGATAAATCGGGGCTGCCGAATTGTTGCTGTACCCCACGCTCTGTTGGGAACTGAAGCTGGCCGGGTCGATTCCCTGGGTCGCGTTGGACTGTTGACCCTGGAACGGGAATTGAACTGGTGAACTCAGGAGCGACACCACCCGGTTGAACGCTTCCTTGTACGGGTTCTCCGCTGAAGGTTGCGCTGGCTGGTACGACTGGATAGGGGCGTAAGGTGCTGCTGAGATCTGCGCCTGCATTTGGGGCGCTGGAGCCTGGGCCGGCTGGTAAGGCGCCACCCACTGGCTGGTTGTTGCTACCGGAGCTTGTGCTGCTGTCTGTTGCACCACTGGAGCCCCGTAGCTGATCGGCGGGGTCGAATACTGTTGGGGTGCCGATTGGATCGGCGCTGCGGTATCGGCCTGCATAGGTTACCTCTTTCTGGAGACTTTCGAGTGTTCTGTAAAGGAAGGGCGTCAAATCAAGACGCGGATCAGCTGCCAGTGGGAGGTCTGGACGCTGAGGGTGAGGTGTACGCATTTCTTGATTAATGAGATCAAGGAACGACGCATACGCTCGTTGCACTTGTCCAACCATTCGGAATGGATAACCGGAGAGCATTTCTGCAACTTCGTCATCCGTTTTGGATGGGAACAAGTACTTAAGTGCCTCAATACTATCAACACCCAATTCTTGTAAGTTACGGGTAAAGATAGATTGATTAACTTTATCTTGCGGAGTGTCCTCATAAACGGGACCCATCCAGCGCCAAAGAACGGTTCGGTCACCATCAGGTGCTAAACCAATAACACCTTCTGGAATTTCCTTGGTTTCAAAAGCTTTGTTTAAAGCTTTATCCAAACCTTTCTCGTACTTTTCTTTGGCTTTACGGTGTTTTTCTAGAGCTTCTTCATCTGCATTCTCTGGCAACACAGGATATGTTAACCCAGATGCAACAGCTAATGATTTGCGGAAGAGTTGTTCTTCCTGGTAAATCATTAACTCAAAGCAACGGCAGATGCCATAGGTGTACAACTGCAAACACTTCTTCTTTGCTGTAGCACTAACACGTCCATAAGCGGATTTGATTTCCGTTGCAGTTACGTTGGTAATTGAAAGGTCATCAATACCACCTAACGCCAGGCGGATCTCAGACCGTAACTCACCCACATAACGTGCTTGGTCTGTACTAATTGCATTAGGCGTAATAAAACCAACGCGATCAGTGGGTTCCAGGTTGGCAATCACCCGTGGAACACGCAGTCCTCCACCAGGTAAACCAATGTAACCAGCTTGCTGGCGATCAATTGGATCCTGTTTAAACGTGGAACTAGAAAGAGAAAACTCTGACTGGAAGCCAGATTGACTTGCAATACTGGGACGTTGTACAGCGCCTTCTTTTGCTGTTTCTACGATGTCATGTTTAGGACGAGAAGAGAGCAGCGTTGGGTTACCAAAGAACGACAGGTTTGCCCTGATGTTCTTAACCATTTCATCGTGAGCAATGATCTGGTTAGCAAGCCATTCAAATTCACCACTCCCATCCGTACCAAAAGCATCAGGGTTGTTAAGAACTTCAATGCAAGGAATAAACCCAAGCGTGTTCTCAACTGTTTTATTTTCTTGGAAATTAAACGTTGATTCGACAGATTCAAACGTCAGTTCCTGTTCACTATGGAGTTCTTCAATTTCTGTTGGCGTAATTCGTAAACGCATGTAGCGTTTATCGGTACCTAGTCCCACACCCCCAAACCCACGAGAAGCGCGGACCTTGTACGCATAGATAATGATGACTTCTTCAAGATCACCATCTGGTGAATAGTAGGTGCGATAAGCATCTTTATCGAACCAATACAAACGGTACGTTTTCTTAGTTGGTCGAATATAAAATAAACCCCGACCATAGGCAAGGAAACGATCCCAAATTGAATCTAAGCGGGCATCAAGTTTGTTGAACTTAATGACTTGCTGGATAAAATCAAATCGCTGAGTACCAAAGTTATCTTGTGATGGGTAGAACTCAACGCCTTGCCTAATCCCAAACATTTTCATTTGGGAAAGGTGAGCATTGATGAGCATCGTGTCTGCTGATCCCGTGGATTCACGGTTCACAACAGCCTTGAGCATTCCTTCTAAAACAGATTGGCTCGATGTGCTCATAATAAAAAGTTAATCAGTTGTCTTCAATCTCGTAACCAGTTTGAAGACGGCGAAGGGTAATCACATCATCTTCAACTTCAACTTCAAACTCAGTGCCAGGTTGAAGAGCCATATCATGGCACAATTCATCTGGCAACGGGATGATTGCTGAACCGTAAGCATCTTGCTCTAGCTCAACAACAAAGTAACTGGTGCTCATGTGGACTTAGTATCAGTTTAATTCCGACAATACTCAACCTTAATACTCAAGCTCTAATTTACCGCGTGACATAAGCCCATTGCAAAGCCAAACCATAGCATCAACACAATCGTCGTGGGAGCTGACACCAAAGTTTACGATCTCATCTTGCAATGCTTGGAACTTACGGAACTTGTTAAAGAAAATCCGACGCTGTTCAAACAAGCCCATAATGCCCCTGAATCGCGCAAGTTTGTCGCCACGGAATCCTTTGACTGGGTGCCAAATCAAATTGTAAAGACCGTGTTCAACCTGGCAGATCCGTTTAAAGTCAGCCTCCAGGGATGCTTGATAGGCCACGGCTTCTGACCAAATATCAACGGTTGAACCTGTGGGGAAATACTTATCACCTTCTTTGTACACAATGCCCCACTCGTACATCATGTCCATGATGGATTCTAGCTTTTCCAGGTTACCCATAATCCGGATGCGCTTGCAATCAATAATGTAGATCTTGTTTCCAACACGTCCGCCCAAAACAAAAACGCTGTAGTCGTTGCGTTCTCGAACACCTGCAGACAAGTCAACGCCAACTCCAAGGGTGTCAAACTCTGTAGGAATCTTGCTCTTAATGATTAGATCAGCAGAAATAGATAGCTCACTAGTCTGTACAATTTGATTTTGATACTGAAAACTAAAGCTGATGGGAGCCTGGCGTTTCCTATCCTGCAGGTATTCCAGTGACCACATTTCGGGCCAGTAAGATTTTTCATCTCCTTCCTCATCTACTGTGATAGCTGATTGAACGATTTGTACCCAGTCATTAGCTGGCGTAAAGGTAGTGTTGTGAATATCATCATGGCGGAATCGCGTGCCCAAACAAATAGCTCGTGCACCTTCAAACATGGTTGGAACAATAACTGAGTTCCAGTTGTCTTCCATGGCTGCACGAATATCCCTGTTCTTAATATCATCCGCTGATTTAATAGCGTCATCAATGATACAAAGGTGCGAACGTTTAGAGGTCACTGCACCTTTAAGGCCAGCACAACAGACCGTAAATTCTTCTTCGCCAGTAGATTTAATGCCTGCAAATTTCCAATCAATACTCCAGTACTCGTTAGAGTTGATTCCTTTGGCAATCTTTACCGTTGGGAATATTTCTTTGTAATACTTGTTTTCTTCAATGATGCGTTTAATGGCTGCACTTTTGGGGCGTGCCACATCAACCGTGTAAGAAATGTAAAGAATCTTGAGTGGACGCTTATGCAAGGCGTGGATGCCAATGGCCCAAGCAGTAAACAAACCAAGAACAGTGGACTTTGCTGATCCCCGTGGCGCCAGAATGTCAATGTTGGGTCCACCAATCCCAATCAAACATTCGCTATTAGCATTGGTACATAGATACTTATGCCATTCTTTGTGATGGGCTGCAGGAGGTTTCTCACCTACCACATCACAGAAATAAGCAAAGTCTGTCCTTGCTCTTTCAACATCAATGTCGCTGGTCTTCTTGACAACTTGTTGTTTTGCACCGGCACGTGCTGTGCGCCGGTACACTGCATACAGGGAAGTGTTAGCCATGCACTTACCCTAACTCATTACACTTAGGATTCTTCGGCCAGAATTTTGGTCCACACTGCCATTACAGCATCCTGAAGAGGACCTTCAATGGGATCGTCTTTAAAGATCAAAACAATTTCACGCAAGGCTCGATCAGCACCAGCAAGAATCAAGCCTTGTTTATCGCTCAAATAACGTTCGTCTTGAATTTGTTTGATGGCACCACGTAATTCTTTTTGAAGCATGGCAATACGAGCTGTCCCGTTATCTTGTTTGACCATGCCCATATCAATAGCTTGACGTAGTTTTTCTACGTCTTCACGCATGTTGTCAACTTCAATCTCCAGGATTTGCTGGAGGTTACGTTTTTTAAATTCAGTTTGCTGCCACTGATCGCACTCCACAATGTTACCTGTAAACCCAAGGAAGCGGGCATACAGGTACATCTGAATGGGAGAGCTGTTCTTTTTACAGAACGTGTAGAAGCATTCTTTTTCGTTGTCGCTTAGTGTTTCAATCCAATCAATCATGCACGGAAGGCTCGTTGAGCTTGGCTTGCGTCCTTCTGTTCTTTATAGCGCCGGAAGAGGTCTTGTTGCAACTCGGTCTCGCGCTGTTCACGCGCTTGTGTTTCAACCGTTAAGCGCTCTTCAGAACCGCGTAACCCAATTTGCTTTTCTTCACTGGCTAGACGTTGCCCTTGAGTTAAGCGTTCCTGTTCGCCAGTCAACCCAATTTGACGTTCTTGCCCAGCAAGAAGATCAGATTGTGTCTTACGTTCTTCGGCACCACGTAAACCAATTTGTTTTTCCTCTCCAAGTTGCCGTTGACCTAGGGTCATACGTTCTTGGGCGCCACTTGTTTCAATTCCTAACCGCTCTTGGCGTCCACGTTCACCAACCGTTAAACGCTCTTGCTCACCAGTCAATCCAATTTGGCGTTCCTGTCCAGCAAGAAGCTCGGCTTGAGTTCTCCGTTCTTCCCCACCACGCAGACCAATCAACTGCCCTTCACCAGCAAACCGTTCACGCTGAGTGGTGCGTTCCTGTTCTCCCGTAGTTTCAATACCAAGACGCTCTTGACGGCCTCGTTCTGCAGTGGTTAAGCGTTCTTGTTCACCGGTAAGACCAATCTGACGTTCTTGGCCAGACAGCAATTCTCTTTGAGTAGCACGTTCCTGTTCACCACGTAATCCAATTTGACGTTCTTGGCCAAACAGTAATTCGCGTTGCGTAGCACGTTCTTCTGTACCACGTAAGCCGATTAACTGTCCTTCACCAGCAAACCTTTGAGCTTGTGTTAACCGTTCCTGTTCACCGGTTAAGCCAATTTGGCGTTCTTGACCGGACAGTAATTCACGTTGCGTAGCACGTTCTTCAGTACCTCGTAAGCCAATTAACTGACCCTCACCGGCAAAACGCTGTTGTTGCGTCAGACGTTCTTGTTCACCAGTTAAACCGATCTGACGCTCTTGACCAGATAACAGTTCACGCTGGGTAGCTCGTTCTTCGGCACCACGCAGACCGATTTGTTTTTCTTCTGCTGCTAAACGATCAGCTTGAGTTAAGCGTTCTTGAGCACCACTTAAACCAATCTGACGTTCAGCACTTTCAGTTGTTAAACGAGCAGACTCAATTTGACCACGTGTTGCTT